TTCTACAGTAGGTAGAGCTTCAAGTGTGTTTTCATCGAACCCGTTACCAACGTTGTTAGTAGATGAGTAAGGTGTACGCAGGTAAGTTTTACCGTTCCAGTTAGACTTTTGGTTTAGATCAAACTCAGTGCCAGCTGGGTACGCTTTGATACCGTTACCAGTTTTAACTTCGACGAGCGTTGTACCACCAGCTTTAGCTCGCATACGACGTGGTGCGTCCATTGCTTGCCAGCTTGGGTCAGCAGGTTTAGGTGGTTGAGGTGGGTTATTGATGTAGTTAACGATTGCATCACGTTGTTCCATGATACGTGCAGGACAAGCAGTACCGAGTTGCGATACTTCGTGGTGACCTACAACTGCGGTTGTGCCACCAAGAGCTACGTCTTGCGGTCGCCAGAATGCAGCGATAACTTTATTGTCACCATCACGGAGAGTGTAGTTTCGGTAGTCACCGAGGTTTTCAATACCGATAGATCGAGTGTTGATGTCCCAGTTACCAGCATGCCAAGTGATTTGACCGAATGGGTCGCTAATTAGAGGCACAAGACGGTACCCAGCGGCTCGCTCAGCATCAGTTGCGTCAGGAGTGCTACCATCTACTCGTTGCCCCGCAAAGTGGGCTTGTGAGTAAGAACGAGCGCCAGTGTAAGGGTTGATAAGACCAGACCAGTTACCAGCATTTGAACCGTAAGCACGAGCGTACCCGTTGTCGCTAAACCATTGTGCGAGCCATGCTTTTGACTTTTCAGTCCAGAGAGGAGTCACCGCGTGGTGAAGAACGAGGTAATCTACCCTTTTTCGGTTAACATCAGCCATTATTCTGATTCCACCTTCCCAGGTAGCGCCTTCCAAACAGCTTCAGGTATAACACCCTGACCGTTGTTCACAAAATCTTTGTTTTGCTTTGCTTGTGACGCTTTTTTCTTTTCGTCAGCCTTTTCTGCTTGCTCTTGCAGTTTCTTGATTTCTGCTTCTGTTGGTACGTTTGCCATATAAAATAACCTCTCTGTATATTCACTACTTATTATACAGTTTTGAGGTTATGCGCTATAAGATGTGATATAGTCGCGAGCTTGCTCTTTGGTGTAGAAGTTACCGTCCCAGTCGTTCTGAATGGTACCGTTGCACTCTTCGATCATTTCTAAGATTATCTCTTTTTGACGTGGGTTGTCTTTCTGAAGCATTGCGCTCATAGACCGACCGTTGTTAATGTAGTCGTCAGATAAGTTCTTACCCTTTGCACTATGAAGATCCCAGCCCTTGAGACTACCCCACTTTAAGAGTATGTAATCTTCACCAGTTTTGTACGAAAGGTTTTCGAGCTTTTTAGTAGCTTCTCTCACGAAGTTTTGCAGCTCTGCAGCCGCGTCTGTTGAAACGACCTTGCCATCTAGTGACAACGCTAATTCATCAATTGCTTCAAGTATTTTACTCATGGTTCTTTTTGCCACATCGCTGACAAGTAGCGTTCCAAGAAACTCGCTCTTGGTAGTAACCGTTATATTTGTCCCAGTCGTGAAAACCAAACTTGCATTTCAACTTGTCCAGAAAACTCATATTTACTCTTTTCATTTGTTAATGCTATTAGAGTGATTATATAATTTCTCTAGGTCTTCGTCAAGACTTTTTAAACAGCGTTGACACTTAAAACTGCTGATTGCGCAGTTAGTGCAAATCTGTGGTGTAGCGGTGCTTCCGTGCATCTTCGAAGTCTTGCAAACTGGGCATTGCCACGTGGTCATTGCAGCCCCACCAAACCAACCGCGACTACGACAGTCTTCGCAGACAATGTCTTTGAAACGCCACGCTTTGAGCACTTCTAGCTCTGGTGCTTTCATAGCTTGCTTAACAGCGTCTTCTTTGTCCCACTGAATATGTGTCAGTAAAGACTTAAAACCGCTCTTACTGAAGCGGTAGTCTGCTTTTACGCGAGTTTTACCGACCATGTTGTACAAGTCGATGTAATACTTTAGAGGTTGTCTCATAGGAGCTCCTCTAGTTGCTTCTTCATTTCTTCAAGACGGTGCGGTAACCAGATCGTGATGACTTGCGAGAAACTACTCGAGTCTGAGTATAGGTTTGCAGACATAAGCATTTGCTCTAGCGTCTCGATACTAGCTTCAAGTTTTGCAATTTTTACGTGACGCTCTGAATATACTGCGCTTTGTAGCTTAGCTGTGCTGAAAAGCATTTCGTCTTCACATTCGTTCCAACCTTGCTTGTACGCTTGCTTCTTAATCTCTTCGATTTCATTCTTCGTCATCGTGACCCTCTTTGCGACCTTGCGTTAAACCGTGAAAGAACGCGTTTTCACGATCTTGAGCCATCAACTGAATAAGTGAGTGAACAGCTTCTGTCTGCCTACCTGTCTGAGATACCATAACGTACTCATTAAACCAGTTGTCGAGCGGGGTAAGCTCTTCGTCGTCACTATCTTCGAGGGGTTCAATACCGTACGCATAAACTACGTTGCGGTAAATCTCTGGGCCATAATGCTCCATACCGTCGGTAATGAGATAATCAACGACCCCGTGTTTGGTAGTGCGAGCTTTCCACTCCCACTTACCGTCTACGTGTGTAGGTTCGTTGAGAACCTCAAACTGAATACTGCCGTACTGACCGCTCTCCCAGAGAATGTCACCCTTGTGAATATCACGGGGGTTTACTTGGTTAAAATCGGTCTCGTTATGATTCGTTTGATTCATTTTCAACTACGGTACTTACTGTGAAGTTAATCTTAGCACCTGTTTGTTGTTCAATCAAGTCGACCGTGTCAAGGATAACGTCTGGGTGGTACGCGTTGTTCGGGATTTCACTTACGACGAGCGAAGCCTCTAAAGTTGGGCGTTCGAATAATTCTTTTGGTACGTCGATGTTCAATTTTACCGCTACTTCGTCCCAGTCAAGTGATGGTTTTTGTTTGCGTACTGATTTAACACCGTTTTTGTTGACTACTAGCCAGTTGGTCAATATCATTTTCTTTCTCTCCTATTGTTACTTCGTAATCGTAGGGTACTCTTTATCCTCTGGTTTGTCAACAGAAGCCTGTGTACCCATCCAACTCTGCGGTTTCTCAATCGGGTAAGAGTTGGGTGGGGTAGGTGTCGTGAAGATAGGGGTTATGGGTGAAAACGGTCGTGCTGGTTGCAGAGTCGGTTGTACGCTCACAGGTGCGGGTCGACGCAGTTCGTCGATAACGACTTGTGCGAGTTCACGCTTTTTGTTGCGATACAGATACTCTAGTACATCACTGATTGTTTTCTTTGCCATAGCCCCTACTCCTTTATTTATCGTCCAGTTGGAATGTTGAAGAACGTGTTGCCATCAGTTGAGTAAACTGGTAGCTTACCGTCCCACTTTTCAATAGCTTGCTTTTGCAATAGCTCTGGTGTCAATGATTGTTGCTGTGCGCGTTGTGCTTCTGCTGCCGCGTTTGCAGCTGCTACTGTCTTCTCTGCTTCAACCTTTGTTGTTTCGAGCTCCTGACGAGCTTGTGCGATCTTCTGGTTAGCAATCTGTACTGCTTCAATAGCTTGGTTGAATGCCGCGCTGAATGTGAAGTTGGTAATCGCTACGTCTTGGATAACATATCGCTTCTTGTGTTCTGGGTTGTTTTGAATGCGTTCTTTCAATAGGTCGAAGAACTCAGTCTTTACAGCCGCACGTTCAGTGATTAGTTCACTCGCTGTGTATTTAGCTGAAACCGCTTTGAATGATTCGACAATTTGCTGTTCGATGATTGTCTTGTAATAGTCTTTACCGACGTTCTGGTGAATGTCACCGATCTTACCTGCGTTAATGCGGTAGTTAAGTACGATTGTTGCGTTAACGTCTTGCAAGTCTTTTGTCGCTGATGGTGCAGACGACTCAGAGCGTAGAGTCTTCACGTCGTATTCTGTGACTGATTCAATACCCCAAGGTGCTTTGAAAGAAATACCCTCAGTTAGTTCGCGACCAGTTACACGACCGTAGTTGGTTACGACACCGACCTTACCTGTACCGATTGTTGTTAGTGAGCTAAATAGAGTGATAATCAAAAGAAGAGCTACAAAGCCCCAGATTCCCCACTTAATATATTTTTTGATGTCTGCGCTTGTATTGCGACTTTCTCCGTAATTCATGTCTACTCCTCTGTAGTTTGATTTATTTGCTCGATTAGTGTATCAAGTTCATCATAGTCTACTTCGGGGTCTGGTGCAAGATAAATAGCTTTAACAGGGGTGATAAAGTCATCGTTTAGCTTGAAAACCATCTCGTCAGCTTTCTCGTGATCTTTCAGAAACTTCAATCTTAGTTCATCGTATTTGCTCATCGCGGTTCTCCTGTAGATATTCTATCGCACGACGCTTCACTTCGTCGACGTTTATACGCTTATCTTCTTTGCTGATACTTTCAAGTTGCATACGCAAGAACATAGCAATCGTCATCTTGACCGCGTACTCATCACGAAAGGCAAGCTCTTTAACGACAGCTTCCATCGCTCGCTTTTCTGCCCGCAATGAGTTACGACCTGCTGCCATATTGTCGTGTGCGTCTTGCATGAACTTATCAATGATGTCAGTAAGGTCATTTATGTCTGGTACGTTTTTGTGCATCAGCGGTACTTCCAGGTTTTAACCGCAGCCCATGCTTCTTCCATGGTGTTGTATTGGTGCAAACGGTGTGGCCCAAACAAGTAGGAGTAAACCTCACAACCAACTTCGGGCTTTGCGTTCAGGTAATCATCGGTTTCGAACCAGTTAGGGTAACTTAGCATAAGACCGACATAGCCTTCTGTGCTTTTGCAGTGCCCATCAGTTTCTGGGTCGTTCTCCCATTCGACGTGCAAATCGTGTAAGTGTTGACGAATCTTCTTCAAGAGCCGTATATCTTTATCAGTCATCTTCTCTATCCTCGTTGACGGTTACGATTACGTTTCCCACTTTTACTGATTGCTTCGATTGAGATACTTTCAGCTTTAGGTCATTTATATCATAGCCCTCCACGCGTTGCAAATAACGAACAATAGCGTGATCGGTCACCTCTGGCACCATACCGTCGTGCTTCAAATCGTAGATTGCCATACCAACTCGGTGTCTTCGTGAGTTCAGCTTTCGCAAGCGGTTTTCGATAGGTTTCTTCTGCTCTTGTAGCTCTTTGATTTCATTCAGTAATAACGTGTGTTCTCGTTGGTACTTGTTCAGCTTTTCTTCACGATTCATTTTTCAGCTCCTTGATACGGTATTCCCAGTCGACGTTGCAGTCTTTCCACCCGTCTGCAATTGCATAGAATGTGCAGTCTGTATCCTTACACCCCAAATGCAAATAGTCACAACCGCAACCTTCTTCGCATTGTGACGCATAATACTCGTGTTCGTGGTCTTTACCTTTTAAGATGTCTTCGTCAGTCTTCATTCAAGCCCTTTTCTACCCCAAGTCGACCCAACATTCGTAACGCATATTCTCTCGCACGTTCTGAAACCTCAAGTTGGTGTTCCCAGTGCGCGCGTTGTTCAGGTGTTAACTCTTTCGGCACGGGTAGGTACCTTACGTTATCTAAATGCTCTGCCATTTGAAAGTCAGTATAGCATTTTCCAGTACAATAATATACAGAATGAGTGAGATATATAGCGACAAAATAAAAACCCCGATTTATACGCCAACTGGCGATAAGCCACAAATCGACGAACTGGTCGACGACAAAAAGGTGCGCGACCTCAACGAGCGTATTCGTTCATCAAATATACCGTCTGATATTCAAGTGTTCCTTCGCAAAGCTGCGACCCGACACTATGTCTATGACTACCGAAAAATCGCTGAGTATTATGCTCACGCACCTAAAGAAGTACAAGAACTATTCGAAGCGTCGCACCTCGTGATTATTGACTTTGACAAAGCAATCGAAGAGGGCTACGTTCAAATGAATAAACGCCTTATGAGCGTACGATCAAAACAAACAAATTACGACAAAGAAATACATGGAAAACAAAAACTTCGTAGCACTGATACTGACCCACGGGCGACCGAATAACCAAGTCACCGTAAACACGCTCAAGCGTCACGGTTACACGGGTGATTGGAAGCTGGTCGTGGATGATGAAGACATAACATTACCCGAGTACCGCAGAGTATGGGGCGATGATAAGGTCGTCACGTTTAGTAAGAATGAAATCGCAGAGCGGTTCGATGAAGTCGACAACTCAGGTGAACGTCGCACGATCTTTTACGCTCGCAACGCTTCGTTCGATATTGCCGAGAAGCTAGGGTATAAATATTTTATCCAGCTTGACGACGACTACGACAGTTTCAGGTGGCGAATGAACGAGGAAATCGAATACTCATCACTTATGCTATCACCACTACCCGAAGAACAGACGCTCGATAAGGTTTTTGACATTATGCTCGAGTACTTCATATCAGTACCGCTTATGTATTCACTCTGCATGGCGCAGTCTGGTGATTACATCGGTGGTGGCGGTTCTAAGATGGTAAGTGACCAATTCAGACGCAAGGTTATGAACAGCTTCATTTGCTCAACAGACAGACGGTTCAACTTTGTCGGTCGTATCAACGAAGACGTAAACACCTACACGTCACTCGCGCACCAAGGTTTCTTGTTCTTGACGACAGCATTCATCGCACTCAACCAGAAGACTACCCAAACAAATACTGGCGGTATGTCTGAGATGTATAAATCGCTCGGTACATATACCAAGACCGCATACACGATTATCACTCACCCGTCTGGTGCAAAGTTCTCGGTACTTTATAACACATCAGCGATCAAGGGCGCAGGTAAAGAGAAAGACAACAACGCGTTTCGCATTCATCACCGCATTAACTGGCGTAACACTGCACCTCTTATCCTTCGAGAAGAGCATAAGAAAGTATAATAGGTAATAGAACTATGAATAATCAACCCGACCAAAAACCCAAAGAGACCCCTGAAGAACGACGAGCCCGACTCATCGCTCAACTTGAACGTGGTCGCGAAATTGCAAAAGAAAAGAAAGAACTTATGGAAGCTGCGGGCATGGACCCGTCAGACTATCAACTAACAAAAGACGGTGACGTTGTGCAACGTAAACCATCGGTAAAAAACCTCTCAAAAATCGTGCAAGAAGTGCTTGCTGACCCTGAGTGGATTGACAAGGTGATTCGTAACCAGCCTGACTGGTGGCAAGGTCTACCTGTTAAAAATGCCGCATACATTATGACAACCAGTATGATTACTATGGCTATGTCTGGTAACCTCAAGGCTGCTGACTGGGTTCGAAAGACTGGTTTCGGTGAAAAGGTAACAGTTGAAGCTGAAGACGATTCATTCTTCGGTAAGCCAGACTTCACAATTCGTGTGGTCAACCCAACATACACCGTAGAGGAACTGCAGGGCGAAGAACCGAAATACATCGAATCGAACGCTTCTGAAATGATCGAAGAACACCTAGGCACCGAACTCGATGCAGAAGACGTTGAATCTTAATGGCAGATGTCGTATTTTCAGACGCGCAGTTGCTCGCTTATAACGAGTTCCTAAACCCTCAAAGTACCCGTATTCTTTATGGTGGTGGTGCGGGTGGTGGTAAGTCATTCTTTATATGTCTTATTGTTGCGCTTATGTCACGAAAGTACGCTGGTATACGTATTGGTCTAGCTCGAAAAGAGTTGATGAGCTTGCGTCAAACAACACTCTCGACGTTGCTCTCAAAGGTACACCCCGCTCTCGGTATCACCCAAGACGACTATGTTATTAACGGTCGCGAAAACTTTCTCGAATATCGTAACGGTTCGCGGGTTCAGTTTCTTGATCTAACTGCGAAGCCATCAGACCCTGACTTCGAAAGTCTCGGTTCACTTGAATTGACTATCGCACTTGTCGACGAGGCAGGTGAAACAGATAAGCGCGCAGTTGACGTGCTTTCTTCACGTGTAGGACGATGGATGAATCGTGAGTTTGGTCTAGTCGGCACAACCCTTCTCGCGTGTAACCCTTCAACTAACTGGCTTCGACAAGAGTTCTATGACCCTTATGAAGAACGTGGCATGGGACCAGTGCAAAAGTGGGAAAACGGTGAAGTATGGGTAGACGGCACAAAGGTGCCAGCTTACGACGTATACATTCGTGCAACCGTAACATCGAACCCGTTCATCGACCCTAACTACATCGAAAACTTGAAGAAGCTACCGCCACAAGAACGCAAGCGTTTGCTTGATGGCGACTGGAACTATCTTGATGACGACGACTCGCTATTCCCAATGAAACTGCTGGATAAGGCAACGACGCTCCACCCAGACACGGACGAGCCAGAAGATGCGAAGTTCAACAAAGCAATCGGTGTCGACCTTTCAGACAGCGGTAAGGACGCAACTGTAGCTGTTCTCGTTGAAAACGGGGTTGCTACTAAGTCAGTTGAAATCAAATCACCAAAAGGTAGCGACCAAGCAATCGGTCACGCCATCGCAGAGAAACTTATCGACTTTGCGCTCAAGAACGGGTTCACTCCCGCAGTTGCTAAGTACATCACCATTGAGGGTAACGGTGTGGGGGCTTCTGCACGTGATGCCTTGCGTTCTAAGGGCTGGAAGGTAAATGTATACATCGCAACTCAACAGACCCGCTCAGACGGCTTCTACAACCTTATGCTCGATCTAGACTCTGGGCGTATGCGGTTGCTCGATGGGTCTAAAGACTTCAACGTATCAGAAGTTAAGAAAGAACTTATTGCTCACACCTACGACCTCGACACAGGTAAAACTCGGGTGGTCAAGAAAAGCGTACTTCGCAAGAAAATCGGTCGGTCACCTGACTGGGCTGACGCGATGATGATTGCTAACATGGCTTACAACGCGTTTAAACCAAAGCCTGTTGGCGCGTATATTAGGTGGTAGTATGCTCACGCCCTCAAACAACCTCTTAACCGTCAACGGTTGGAAAAACGTTACCGAATTAAATGTAGGTGACGAGATTTTGACGACCAACTTCGCGGGTCACGGTATATTCTCCCCGATACTCAACATTACAGAGTACGATTACGATGGATATATTTATGAACATGTGCATATCTTCAAACGACAGGGTGGTATTATCAGTCACTTTTCGCTTACCGAAGACAGCACGTTACCCATTAGAAAGACGTTGTTTCGAAAGAGCGTTCTCACGGGTAACCGTATTGCGGTTGAACAAATCGACAATATCAAAATCAAAGACATCAAGAAGAATGTTCAAGCGATCGTCAAAAGCCCTCTACAATTCACGATGAAAGATAAGCGTCATCAAGCTGGTATCGTAAAAAACGGTTCAGTTGATATGAGCGAATCAGAATACTTTACGCTACTTGCGTATGCAGTGCTAAGAGGCACGATCAAAAGCGATACCACGAGCCGTTCTACCTACACTATGTTCAGGGTACGAGAGAAAGATGACCCGACACGTCTCATGGATTTGCTTGATCGCAACCGAATCGCGTATAGAACATCAAGTGCTGTGCGAAATGGCAGTCTCGAACGATTAGTAATACTTCGTAGTGGTGCGGGTGCGGCTCGCTCTTTAAAGCGGTTCATCGGTAAACGTATCTCGCAACGAACGATACCGAACGTAATTATGCGTTCAACTTCACCCGACGCGGTTTATGCGTTCATTATAGAGTTCCTTCGTATCAAGAAACCCGAATGGGACTTTAGCAACGGTATACCTTCAAAAGGTCCACCGCTCGACTTTACCGTGAGCAATGTTGAACAAGCTGAACAGCTCGCAGACCTTTTCTTTAAGATTGGTTACCCAACAACAATAACTACAACAAGCTATTCTACACAGTTGGTTGTGAACCGTCCAAAGTTCGCTAGAATAAAGGTAGAGGACATTATCAAAAAGAAATACACTGGAAAGGTGTACGCAGTCGATGTCATCAATGAAATGGCAGTCTGCAACCCCACAAACCTCGGCCCCCGTTTTTCAATGGTGGTCAAAGTAAATTAGGAGAAAATTATGATTACAGTACACAACCCGACGAATCTACCACTCGTAAAAATTGGTGATGCAATACCCGTCCAGGGTGAATTAAAAGTGCTCACTCAAGAGAACTACGACAAGCTCAAACAATCAATTCTTAGCGACGGGTTCTACCTACCGATCTTTGTCTGGAAGCACGATGGTGAAATCTATCTACTCGACGGCCACTCGCGACAAAAGGTCATGGAAAAAGAAGGTTGGGACGTTGAAGTACCTTACGTGGCGGTTGAAGCTGAAGACTATGATGAAGCACGTCGCAAGATTTTGTACATCTCGTCACAGTACGGTGTCATCACAGAAGATGGCTTCAATGACTTCGTAGTAGGCCTCGAGCACTTGGATATTTCGAACATACACTTTGACGCACTTGATTATACACTCGCAACTGACGCATTTGTGGACGTTAACGAAGAAGAAGACCAAGCTCTCGCAAGTATGGTTGATGAAAAAGAAAAAACCTACTCGCTTACCATTAAGGCTGCGGACGAAGAAACTATCCTTGAAATCAACGATAGCATTCGAGACGTTCTCGACCAGTACAGCGGTATTAGCGTTCGGGTCAAGTAGTGAAAGCTACCGTCTGCAAATACTGCAAAGCGGTTGATAAGCACTATTCATTTCAATGCTCGCAACGACCTCGCAAAGAGGTAGAAGCAAAACCACGCAAAGCAATCAAACAACGCGGTAAGCACTACGATCTGTGGCAAGAAGCTCGCAAAATCTTCGTGGCTAACAACCCTGATGCGAAGTGTTCGTTCTGTGGTAACCCCGCAACTGATGTTGACCATAAAATAAAACGAAGCGTTCGTCCTGACCTGCGGTATGTTCAAAGCAACCTGCAGTGGCTGTGTCGAAGGTGTCACAACCGTAAAGATAATGGTATTCAGCTATAATCAGGGTAAATGGTAGAGAAAGAGTGGAAGTCACCCCGCAAAATCGAAGAAGAGGTTAAGCTCTATAGATTAAAACGGTTTGAAGACTATATGCAAATGGTCGACCGTGGTGAACTCACTCGCATACTCGCTATCGCAGCCTTACGCGAAGAAATAGCGTACAGCGAACAAGAAGATTAGTGCTTTAAGCTCCAGCGACCATCTGCCCATACCCAGTGCCATGCACCGATACTCGCACCGATCAAAATGATAATTGCTACAATCGTCACAATGACATTGTTTACGACCTTATAATTCAGCGAGTCTTTTCTCAGTTGTTCAATAGACACAGTTTCTAGCTTCACTTGACCACCAAATGCAGAGTCAATGCGTCCCTCTGACGTGTTCGTTAAGAATGACGCTGTAAACTTTAAAGGTACTACGTTGTAATAGTATCTGTCGCTAAAGTCTTTACGGTGATACCCGTCAACTCGAGTGACGAAGTTAGAGAGATTGAAGTTACTTGTAGGGTATTCTCGCCCGAAGTAGGTGGTTTTATCTGCATACTTTTCTTCACTACCAACTCTGTCCCAGCTGTAGTAGACACGAGTGCAAGTACGTGGGTGTTTGCTAGAACCGCAAGAATAGGTTTGTGTATGTCTAGTGTAGCGTTCATGTACCTCCTCTACGTAAGTAAATGACTCTTTCTGGTCATCAAACTTCGCACCATTTTTAGTTTCAAACTCACCACGAGAAAGAACGAGCCCCTGCTTTGAGTCAACGTCGTAGTTGAACTCGTCCTGCTTCTCTGCTGGTATAGCGATATTATATTTGTACGCGGTCTTCCACCCATCGGTGTCTGCGAAGTCCTTTATCCATAAGCATAGCAGAATCATAATGAATGCCGCAATACCAATAATGAGTATTCGCTTCAGGTCGTTCATTCGAACTTCTCAGCCAATCCCATGTCTACAGAGTACCCACCGTTAGCAAGAGGTACTACACCTGGCCCGTACCGCTTTTCACCTGCGGTTTGCGAGCAGAATGGGCACTTGTTTTGCTGGTACAGAAGTACCTTGTCGTCACCGTCACTCAACATAGTAGATTCAATAATCTTAGTATTCTTGCCCAGTGCTGGGCAGTCGTGCATATATACAGGTGTAGCTTCTGTATGTTCGGACATATTATTGCTTATCGAAGAGGTCGCGAGCTTCTGCGTTGTTTACGTTGTAGTCGAGTAGAGGTTTACGTGAGAGGTCTTTACCAAGAATACTCAAGAATAGCGTGTTTGGGAACCCTTGAACGTATTGGTTGTAGTCTTTCACTGTATCGTTGTACTGTTCGCGGTATTGTGCGAGACGGTTTTCGGTCGCGCTAAACTCTAGCATTGTTTGCTTGTATAGTTCGGTTGACTTGATCTCGGGGTATGCTTCTGTCACAGCTTGAAGTGTCAATGCCGCTTGCTCTACGTTACCCTTATTAGCTTGTGAACGCGCTTCTGCAATGGTTGTCTGAGTTTCTTGCTCAAACGTACGAGCTGACTGCACAGCGTCTACAAGGTTGTTGAAAAGATCGACACGTCGTTGTTCTTCTTTACTGATGTTTGACTTCGCGGTCGCTACAGTTTCAGACTTGTTAACGTAAGTGTTATTGTACCCAGCGAGTGAACCAACGATGATCCAAAGTAACACGAAAGCGATGCCGATTCCGATGAAAACGTTGATCGCTTTGCTAGTTAAATACCAAGGTTGTTTAGATGGTGCCATTATAATCTCCAAGTTAATATACTTTTCATAGATTATAGCACCGTACAACTGTTTTTATAAGTGTATAATAGACTTAACGGGGGCGATATAGATTTCGACAGTAGTACCTAACAATTAAGTTGCAAGTACATGATTAGTACAATCACATTTTAAACGCAAACAACATCGTTTCAAAAGTTAAGAACGCAGTTGCGCAATTCGTTGCCAGTCCAGTTCTTGCGACAGCTGCTTACTAGCAGTGCGTTTTATACAAGTTCTTCATTAGCGTATAAAACGTCATACACCCTATAAATGTCGTTGTCGTGGTTTGCACTACCACGCAAAATAAAAAGTGCTCACACCGCTCATTAGTTGTCTGACCTTAAACAGAACAAACTTGTAGACGCTTAATTATTAAACCGCTGGACTCGGGTGCAATACCCGACGCTTCCACCAATTAGAACTTTTACAACACGGCACGACTCACAAAGAAAAGACAAGAAAAGAAATGACAAAAACACAATCAGTAGAGTTAGTATTTGAAAAGAACGGCACTAGCTGGGGCCTTAGTAGCGACATCGTTAAACACACGATTGAACTACCAATACCAGAAATGGGCTTCGACCAAGGTGTTCACCTAGTCGGGGCAAACGTAAAAAGCACCATCACCACTGGATCAGCAGACGGTAAATCGTCGGGTTCATCTGACACAGGTTGGATCAATATGGTACCGAACATCATCACAGACCGAGACGTTGAACAAATCGTAGGCGCAGTACTCACTATCGTAGACGCGACCATTACCGACAAAGATCAACGCAAGGCATTTAAATCGCTTATCAAGCAAGCAATCTACAACCGCTACAGCAACGTAACCACCCGCTCGGGTCAAATCGTTGGTGAAAGCGGTTATACAATTAACGCTGGGCCTGATGGCATCACCGAACCAACAGAATCTTAATAAATAAATAATTGTCGTGCCGTGCTATAAAAGTTATAATAGAAGTACACCAGAGCTAGACTGTCAAACAAAACGAGCGTATCTATACGAACGAATGGGGTCAGCGGGCAGGATACGGTTCTGGGTCAATGATGTATTGTCTGACCCCAGAAATTATAATATGGCAAACCATAAACGAAAACCGAACTATAAATCGAAACGCTCTTGTGGGCTTTGCAAACCATGGAAACGAATCGGTAATAGCAAAAAACTGGAAGATCGTAAGGCAATTCTTGCTATGACTTAGGTACAATCAAGTACCAATAAGCATAGGAGGTCCCATGGGACAACTTAAACGCGACCACGGGGGTTATCACTCAAGTGGTCTCTGGATCAAATATCAACAACCCGCTGTGGTTGAACGTAATGTTCACAAGAGCAAAAAAGACACAAACAAATGGTGCAAAGGTAAAGTGGGTAAACCCCACGACTTTGTGCAAACGCTTCACCGCTCAAAATACGAAGCGTTCACGTGGTACACCTGCAAGTGCAACACCTGCGGCAAACAAGTGTACAAGAAACGAGTAAAGTCGCTACCCCTCAAGATTCAAGTCGAGGGGTCTAGTGGCATTCGCTCATTCCCTATACAAGTTAAGGTAAACGGTAAAGCGATACCAATCGACCCGCGACGCTTCACCGAAGATTTTTGCTGGCAATGTATGGAGTGGCACACGTATTAAAGCGTTGTGCCCTCTGTCATATTCCTGTATAATTAGCACTAGATGAGAATAGAGGACGTAATCAAAGGTATCAAAGAGACTCGCGAGGAATTGCGCTCTCCCGATGCGATTACCGCCCCTGTTCTGCTTAGCGAAAATATGTACAAGCTCGCTCAATACGTTTCAGCCGCAGAAGAGATCGTAGCTGACATCGAGTCAGAGATGATTCTATTCGAAGCTGAGAAGGTAAAAGAGCTGTCTCGCAACAACTGGTCAGACACGAAAGTCAACCAGAAGGTGCGGCTTGAAAGCGCAGCGAACCGTGCAATCGTAGCACGTCTCAACAAACTGATCGACTCATCATGGCGACTTATCAACGTATCGCAATCACGACGTAACCATATAGCAGAGGAGCTAAAAAACTTACTATGAAAATCTTTGACAAATACTTCTACAAGGCTGATGACACGATTCTTATTCGTTCGTCAGTTATGCAACAAAAGACTGGTCTGGCTCTATTTCTTGCTGGTGACCGTCTACCGCCCTACATTTACAAGGTGCAGGTAACCAACCGCACTTGGCGTGGCTACACTGTCGTCGATGGTGATAACCTCAAGTACTTTGTTAAGTTCAAGTACGTCATCACACGGGAAGATGTAGTCGAACCCGCTAAGAAGAAATAAGATGGACGCGGTATATCTTTACAAGCATACAAACAGCGATGAGTTATTCTACTCGATTCGCTTGCTTCAGAAGTTCTACCCTGACCTAGGCACCATCTACGTTATCGGTGATCTGCCCCCAACAAGGCTTTACGGTGAAGTAGTCCATATTCTACACCGCTCAATCGCAGGTAAGTTCGCTGACCAAATGCTCAAGTTCGCACTCGCAGTACGCATACCAGAGCTGACCGACCAGTTCATTCTTATGATGGACGATGTCTATCTCACTGCACCTTTTGAGCCATACCGAATGTACGACCGTAAGTACCCAATGCTAAACGAGAAAATAAAATCTCGCGCTGATGACCCGTACCGCAAATCACTTATCAAGACGGACGTGTACCTGAAGCAAAATGACCTCGGTACCCGTAACTACGAACTCCACGTACCTGCTGTGATTGAAAAAGAGAAGGCGTTGTATATGACAAACAACCTCATCGACACGGATTTCGACCTGCAAATTAAAAGCCTGTACTTCAACTTCTACCCTTCGCTTGACGGGCTGGGTTCAGTGCCGTATGATGATGTTAAAAACATTAAAATCGAAGACGTTAATGCCTACTTATCGACAAGCAACGTAAAGTTCGCAAAATATAAGAAGTTCTTGGACCAATTACTATGAATGAACCAGTAGTCGGGGTTGCAATATCAACCTACAAAAGACCAGATGTTTTCAAGAAAACATACAAAGAAATTAAAAAGTATCTACCAAAAGGTGCCGTACTTGTCGTTGTATCAGATCACGATGAAAATGCACCAAAAGAAGCTGACTACGTTTTCCCTGAACGGGGTGGCGTTGCAAGGGTTAAAAACAAATGTCTCGAACTTCTCGAAGAACGCGGTGCGACCGATTTCTTCCTTTTCGATGACGACACATACCCAAAGGTGAAAGACTGGTCGAAACCTTACGTCGATAGCGAAGAACCTCACTTGATGTACCAGTTTCGGGAGTTCGCAAATAACCCAGCGAAACAACTCACCGATATGCTTGAAATATACCGCGACAGCACGATTGTTGCGTACTCGCATACTCGCGGTTGTATGATTTACGCTAATAAGGTAGTGCTTGAAAAAGTGGGTGGCTTAGACCCCCGATTCGGTATCTCGATGTTCGAACACACCGCATGGACTAACCGCATCTTCAATGCTGGCCTTACTACGTTCAGAGCAATGGACGTACCCGATAGTTCGAAACTGATCTACAGCATGGACGAATACCAAGAGGTTTCAAGCTCAATCGAACAGCAAGCACGACGAACTGGTCTCGCGAACAACGCGAAATTGTACCGCGAATCGCTAAAATCCAGCGAATACATTGATTACCGAGAAGTTAAGAAGTCTGACAGTGCAGGAATGAACAACATAATTATTGCTTCTTACTTTACTTCGCACGAAGACCCTCAACGCAAGGTGAACTGGTCAGCAGACTACAGCGCGATGAAGCCGCTTATTGATTCATTGCAGGGTGAAAAGCTAGTGCTTCTGCACGACTGCTTCGACGAGCCCGATACTGAGCAGGTGACGCACATAAAAGTTGAAAGCGTGTTGAACCCGTACTTCCAGCGGTGGCTCAGCATTTATCGCTACCTGAAACAACACCCCGAAATTGATAATGTTTTCTGTGTAGATTCAACCGATGTCGAGGTGGTCAATAACCCATTCAGAGATATGCAACCTGGAAAGATTTATTCTGGTATCGAGCAGGGTGTGCCTTCACAAAGTAGATGGTTGCGACAACACTCAACCGTTGAACCATATCGCACTTTCACCGCGCGAAACCGCCAGCATATACTCAACTGCGGTGTAGTTGGTGGCTCTCGCGAAGACATTATCGACATTTGTAGGGGTATTTACACCCGATACTTCGATAGCGGTAAGAAAATCACAGTCGAAATGCCGATTTATGGCTTTTTACTGCGAACCTTCTACGCTGGCAGGGTTATCACTGCGGGTGTCACAAATCAATTCAAGTCGTTCAAGTCAGATGGCACCGAACGATTCAAACATAAATAGAAAAGAGAGAAAATGGCTGGAGTTTCAGATTTCGAAAACAAACATATTATTAGACAGTGGCTTCTAGATCACGAAGATGATTTCAAAACCGTGCTCGACATTGGTGCGGGTGTGGGTACATATTCGCTAATGGGTCGTATGCCCTCTCAGCACTGGACCGCGCTCGAGGTTTTTGAGCCGTACGTTGAGATGTTCAACCTTGAAAATAAATACAATGAAGTAATTGTCGAAGACGCTCGAACTCACGAGTATAAAGACTACGATCTTATCATTGCGGCAGATATGATTGAGCACATGGAAAAAGAAGAAGCAAAAACCCTCATTAAAAAACTGATTGAGCATTCAAAAACGTTGCTGATTTGCTTCCCTGTGATTCACCACGACCAACACGCAGGAGCCGAAGGTAATGATTTTGAGACACACGTTGACCATTGGGACGTAGAAGAGATGGACGATTTCTTGGCTGATAACGATTTCACTTCTATCGTTGGTGAAGTCTGCGCTTACTACCACGTTAGCAAACCCTAATCTTTTTTGGTGATTGTTTAAGGTGAGGAAACAGCCCCCCCTACCCCCCAAGAACTTAAACGTCTTGAAGGATAGGTAAGCTGAATCTTTCTCGGAGCCATGCCGTCGGAGTATCATCAGTGTAACCACCCCCTATAAGTAGTACAATGACCTGTCACGTCAAAGGGTTACAGCGACAACCTGCTATATCATTCTGTCCAAACAGTAAACTGCAAATCAGAAGTCGATAAGAATATAGCGTCGAGGGTTTGCACCTCTTCCTGGTTCTCGTCCCAATTCATATCATACAGGGCGTCCTTTGCCAATGCTAGTTTTTTCATTGTCCTGTATAATAGTAATATGGTAGAAGATAAAATACACATCAGCAGCCCACAAAACCGTGCACAACGACGAGCGACTAAGCCGTCAGATCCAAAGTACACGAAAGCACGTTGGGCAATGCAGCCGAAAGCTGAGCTACGACGCAAACGAAAATTAGGGAGAAAATAAATGGCAAAAACAACTGAATCACGATTGCTTGCGATTGAAAAAAAGGTGCAGCGCGTAATCCGCAAAAGCATTCGCAACAATGAAACCGATTATCACGTTCAAATGAGCGTCTCTTCACTCGATCCAGGTGTAGTTAAGTACTCACTTAACATTCAGAACCTAGACGGTACATTCGCTCCTATTACCTCTGTATTAACTTCGCTTGACGACCTTGAATCAGTAGCAAAAGAGCTGGAAAACAAGATCGACCGCGACCTGCTCGAGAAGAAATTCATTCAGTCACGTATCGACATCTTCGAAAAGCAACTAGAGGGTGCAAAGCAATCTCTCGCTGACCTTGAAGAGCTTGGTTACGAAGGGCTTCGCGAACGACAAACGCTCGAGTTCAACGCTAAATACAAACAAGCTGACGAAGACGAGGACGTAGAGAGCTAAACACTCTCTGCCAACTGTCTCCAGCTTACAGGAACGATTATGGGTAAAAAGTTAACTGGTAACCCACATATCATCAAAAACGGGGTTTGCACCCTGTTTTTGTTAGATAAAGACGGTAAGGTACGCGCTAAGACAATCGTAGACGAAGATGACGCTGAGCGTGTCTTAAAACGTCGCTGGTTAGTCGGTAGAAGCGGGTATGCAATCACAGTCGCTGGTGAGAAACAAATTGGTCTGCACAACTTCATTATGAATAGTCAGATGATCGACCACAAAAGCGGCAACCGTTTCGACAACCGAAAGGTAAATCTGCGAAAGGTGACTCGACAGCAGAATGCACAGAATGTCGCCATCGGTAAGCAGAACACTTCTGGCTATAAAGGAGTCTCGTGGGACTCACGCCTTAACAAGTGGGCTGTGTTTATTCAAATCCCTGGTGCAAAGATCAAGCGGGTTTGGGCAGATGACGACCCGATACAAGCCGCGTACATCTACGACCAATGGGCTATGCAATTATTTGGTGAGTTCGCCCGCACCAACTTTCAATACAACAACGAAAAAGAGACCAGCCCGTAGGTAGGTCTCTCTTTCGATACGTCGCTCAGGTTTTTACCTACGCGTACGCTAATTGTAACTCGACTATTTTACTTCTGCAATAGCTTTGTCGTGAATGTTCATAATGATTGACACGTTGTCAAACCAGAACAGTTGCGCTCGGAAGATACCACCCGTAGCTTTGAAGTTATTGTAGAAACGGTCGTGTGAGAATCCTGGTGTACCAAGAGCTGAAAGATACGCTCGGATCATCTTACCTTGAATGAAGATAGGGTTGATACGTGCAATGTCTTCGATTTGTTGTACACGGTCTTCGATAGTTTCGTGGTCGAAGTCAGCAAGTTGTCCGAGCTTAAAGCGTCGGTTTTTACCTGATGATTCCCCACCGACGATGATCGCTAGAAGAATTGTTGGTGTTAACCAAGTGTGGTTTTCTAGAATGTCTGCAAAGTTCTTGTAAGTCTGTGAACCTTGTGAGACGTAAAGGTGTAGGTAGTCCATGAGGTTCCAAGTCTTAGATGTGATGTTCATCTGTAGAGCGTCAGAAACTGTGAGACCTGGGCGCATAATGTAAGCTACTGGGATGCCTGCTGTTTCGGCAGCTTGTAGACGGTGTTGACCATCAATGACTTCCATCTTTTCGTTTACAGTAATAGGTGAGATTTCTGTAATGTTAGTTGGTTTACCTTTTGAGTCTGGTGTTTCAATTTGTGCGATAAGTCGCTTGACGTGCTTTTGGTCAACGTTTCGGTTACCACCGAGCACCTTGAATTGTCCATAGTCTACTGTAGACTGAACTTGGTTTGTTGTTCGTGACATAGGGTCTCCTTGCTTTAAGCAATGTTATTTTCTTCTTCTTATACACCGTAGTTTAGAGACATACCGCTCAGGTCATTTTGCTACTCTATTGTTCGAGTTCGTGGTCGTACGTAGCCTTGCTTCTTATTAAGACCAAGACGAATATCTGCTGAACGAGCTGCTGGTTTATAGAACTTATAAGTGTAATCTTCACCTTCAACTTTTACGTACTTGCCGCGTGGTGCAATACCACTCTTAGCAAAACGAATTGAACGTAGTGTGTGGTTAGTCTTACCATTTCGGGTCATAGACTTTAAGTAACCAACGCCTAAGTGTTCTTTTGTTGCTACTGGTTCGAACTTGACAATGCCTTCTTCTGGGTCGAAAAGAATTTTTGCGAACTCGAAGTCTGGTTTGTCTTGTCCGAAGTAGAAACCGTCAACTGTGTGACTGACGATATTCTCATCGTGCGATTTAGGGTCTCGCTTCCCGACTGTAAACTCAGTTAGTGCCATTATGTATTCACCTCTTTCTTGAGTTGTTTATTGGTTTCTCGCAGAACTGCAGCCTTCTGCATTTTCTCTGCGTGTTTCTGTGTGTATAGCTTAGTGCCGAATGGTAACTTGTGTTTAGCAAGGTACTGGGTTCGATTTAGCTTATGCACACGAGATACATGTAACATCAAGTTAGTCTCAGACTTGAAGTCACACTTTTTTTCTAGACAGTAGGTATTGTCTGCCGCTTGTTGCCAAGCATTGCGACCACCTTGCCTATACATTCGTGTAATCTGTGATTGAAAACTTGTGATAACACACCTCCTGTGAACTACCGATATTTTAATGTACACACCTATCGTACCACCCATAAAACGAAGTGTCAACACATTTTTACCACCATTCTCACCACGACTGTGCCGCCTCTCCGTAACCCCTGTTTTTCACCTTTATATATACTAGATATAGATAAACAAGATATAGAAAGAGACGACAACATGTCCGTGACTAACCCACAATTACTCTTAAAACTTAGCAAGAATAAGTTTTACAAGCTAACAAAAGCAGAACAGGAAATCTTAGACGATTTTTTAGCGAAAAACTCGGAAAGCGATACGACGAACTCTCCGAAGACGAAATCACGCAAGCTCGCAAAGACTACCCCTGCAACTGTCAGCACAACCCCTGATGAAACACCTACGTTCACACGCAACTACTTCGAACGCGAAACTGGCGAAATACCAGAAGAAGATGTAGTGAATCTGCGAGATGACGACAATGCAGGCAAATAACTTTCACGAAATCCGCTGCCCATACGAGAAGCTATCTCGAACCAACGGTCAAAACTACAAATGTAATTCACTTTGTGTGAAAGTATCTGACGGCTCAGCTGGTGAAGCTCGGTGCCGCAAGTGCTACGCAAACTTCATCTTTACTGTAGTAGACGGTAACGTGCAAACTCAGACTATTCAACAGGTCGTAAGCGCGAACCACACTAAGAAATAAGCAGACTTATAGATGAAGATCGTCCGACCCGATAAGCTCAGAACAATGAAGCAGACTATCAAGCGTATTCACTACGCTACTGCTTTCTATTCCGAAACAGCGGTCGACTCAGTAGAATACTACGAGCAAGGTACAGACGCTCCTACAATCATCTCAAGCAACATCACTACAGCTGGCTCATTCAACTCTGCAGTTGGGTCACGAAATGTACTTAAAATACACGGTATTGTTGACCAAACAGAAGGATTGAGCGCAGACTCAGCACTTTTGGTGCAAAAAGAGACGCTTGCGGTTATTTATAACGGTGATTTGCAGTCTACGGATACTTGGGATACGTCAACTGTCGCTGGTTGGTACCTCAGCACAGAGGGTGGCGAAAGTTTAGCTTCAGTAACCGCTTCTGAACACCACAGCGGTACGCAATCACTACGGTTGCACGTTGACGATGAAGACAATTATGTTAAAGCTGGTGTTTCTGACGCTCTAGACGTACCAAATATCATACGGCTTACCCCTGAAGGTCTTTATACCTTCTCTTTCTGGCACAAATCTACCGAAGAGGGGGTTCTAAACCTCGTTTTGACAATGCAACAAGCAAACGGGGATACAGTTTACCTTCAAGCAGATGGTACTTGGGGTGAAACACCTAACATCGCTATCTCAACAAGCGACACCTGGACTAAATATACGATCAACTTTGAAGCTCAAGACCGAGTTCGACTAATGCAATCACCACTTATGGATCTTTACTTGCAAACTGGTAACGGTTCTGCGGGTATCGACTACTTCTTAGACGACGTGACCCTCGAACCACAAGTAACGAACAACGCTGACCTGGCTTACTTTGATCGTTTTATCCTTCACCGTGGGGAAGTAACGAAGGTTGAAAAAGACGAAGACGCACCTAGCACTACAATCACCATTGATGACGCTATCGTTGTCGCGGCTTCAACCCCTTACGGTGGTCTTAACCTCGATTACCCTGTGACAATTGAGGGCTTGATTAACGCAATCGCAACATCAGTTATTACAAATGGTAGCGCGGTTTATCCAGATAACCTACCTAACCTCGACTACTCACTCGAGTCTGACGCGTTCGCTAATATCCAGAACTATATGGTTCGTGACTTCATCGCGGACATCGCAGAAGCGACAGGGTCAACTGCTCGAATTACACCTCAAAATCAGCTAGAGTTTACCCCACTCAGCATGGACCCAGTCGACACGCTCGACCACAGCACCCTCAGTAAGCTCAAGGTTATTGCTACAACTGGTAGGGTTAACCAATTGTCACTATCTCGTCAACCACAAGATGACAACATCGTAGAAACTAACGAAGTATCAGCAGTCGCAGACGGTTTGACCACATATCGTATCGTAAATAACTGGATTATGGACCCGAACCGAGCCGCTTTCATCGTCAACCTATTCAACGACGTGTATGACGGTATCGAATACTACACAGGTAGAGCAGAAACAATCGGGCTATGTGCTTATGACGTTGGTGACGTGATCGTCATGGACAACGGTGGTGACGAATACAATATGTTCATCAACGAAATCGACCTCGTTCTAGAGGGTGGTAGCATTAAAGAAACGCTCGTGTCAGTTCCATTTGACGACGGTACGACAAACCAACAAACTGCTGGTAATGTCTTAACTACGCTTTACAACACAAAGATTCAAGTAGACCACCAAAACAACAGCATCACGTCTCTCGTGGCTGAGTACACATCATTTGCAAACGAAACTACTTCGCAATTCACCCAAGTGCTTCAAACTCTCGAAAACATCACATCAACGATTCAATCGACTGGTGGCGGTAACTTAATCCAAAACTCTGTCGGCTTCTCTCGCGAAGGTACAGCCCTATCTCACTGGACCGAATCTGGTACGGGCACACTCAGCTCTCAAGACGCTCCATCTTCACTCGCATACGGTGCGGTATCAGGTCACTCGATTATGCTTACAGGCAGCAGCAAGAAAATAAGCCAGCGCGTACCAGTTACGCTTGGTGGTGAATACTCATTCTCAGTCTATGCAAGCAAGACGACTGCAGGTAATGCTCATATCCGTCTTTCAAACTCAGTAGACAGCTACGAATTTGATCTACTTTCAGGGCAAATCTACACTTGGACTTTCTTCTACACGGAAGGTATAATAGCTTCAGACGTATACTTCGACATCGAAATCGAATCAGACGGTGCGTCCGCATTTTACATCACCGACCCAATGCTCGTGACTGGTGTTTACCGCCAAGTTTGGTCACAGTTTAACGGTGAAATCCTCAACACGAGTGTCCAGATCGACACACGCGGTATTCGGGTATACTCAGATGAGAACGTTGGTTCATACACAATGATGACACCAAGCGAGTTCGCCTCATACGACTCAAACAATGAAGTCGCGTTCCGAGCAAACAACGACACTATCGAAATGAACAATATGCTTGTAAATGGTGATACATATTACCAAAACTCGCGAGTATTCATTCGACAGGACAGTGACGGTCTATCATATTACATTAGAGACCCAGCATAGAAATAAACAGGTATATATAAATGGCAGGTTCATCAACACAACGAAATGGCTCAGGTTCTTTTGGAAACTGGGTTCTTCGTATTGTCTGGTCATCATCAGTAGACGTACCAAACAACCGCTCACGTGTTGACGCAACCCTTCAACTCGTTATCCCTGGCGGTGCCTCAATCGCCGCTACAGAATCTGGTTCGATCAACATTAACGGTCAGTCATTCGGTTTCTCACGTGGCTCAACAACTCGCGGTGCAGGTACGCATAACCTTTACTCTTACTCAACTTGGGTGCCGCACAATGGTGACGGTACGAAAGCTATCTATGTAGGTGGTTCATTCAGCTCTGGTTGGTCATTCTATAACAACTCAGGTGGTCCACGAGATGTCGGTGGTAACTTCGGTCTTGATAATATTCCTCGCAACCCTAACATTCAGGGGGCTTCTGACTTCAACGACGAAGGCACACCTAGCGTGTCTTACGCAAACCCAGCAGGGAACACTGTTACTGGGTTCTTTATGCTACCGAGCATTACTGGTGGTACTCAATACGCATGGCGAAACTTCGGTGCGAACGGTGGGCAGACATACAACTGGTCACTAAGCACGGCTGAACGAAACGCTATCAGAAATGCGATGAAGAACGTCGCTTCTACGACTGTCCGCTACTACATCGGTAACGGTCTTGGTTCTGACCAAACAATCGACCGAACCGTCTCTATCGTTGGTGGTGAACCTACATTTAGCCAATTCGGCTACTACGACAACAACCCTGACACGGTTGAAATCACAGGTAACGATCAATACCTAATCCAGAGCTACTCAGAACCACACATCACGATCGAGTACCCATCTCAAGCAGCCACAGCGAACAAATACGCTACAATGAACTCATACCTAGCTGTTACACCTTGGAACTCTGTCAACATACCCTTTGACGACGAAGACATCGACGTTGGTGTAGACATTGCAAACTACGGTGACAACTTCAACTTTCAAGTAAGCGCAAAAGACTCACGTGGTAAAATGACGCTCGCAAGCAAAACTGCGAACCTATTACCATACAATTCACCTATCTTAAACATCAATGCTGAACGTATTGACTCTGGTGAAGGCGATTTTGACGCAGTTCAAATGCAAATCGGTGGTCGTTTTTCACCACTAACCGTGTCTGGCTCACCTAAGAATGCGGTAGATTCAGATGACGGTGTATCATACCGCGCTCGAAACCTCACATCTGCGGGTGAATGGGGTGCTTGGGACAACGTGGATAATACCAGCGATGCTTCAGGTAACGTAACTGTACCTGACTTCACGGCTACTACTTTCGCTGCGGGTGAAACTACATACGCAGAAGCAAACACATACCAAATCGAAGTGAAGATGACTGATAAGCTCGAAACAAAGTCTTATTTCTTCACCCTAGAACGATCAATCCCTCTATTCAAAATCGGTAACGATGACGTTATTTATTACAAGGGTATCGCAATGGACGACTACATTGTGTCTGTCGCCCCTGAAGGCCCATCTGGTGCAACTGGTTCTCAAGGTGCAACTGGTGTTGGTCCAACTGGTCCCCAAGGTCAAATCGGTAACACTGGGGCTACGGGTCCAGCTGGTGTCCGTGGTTTCACGGGTGTAACTGGTGTTCGTGGATTTACAGGTGTCACAGGTGCTACTGGTGTCGGTGAAACTGGTCCAACTGGTGCAACAGGTGTTCAAGGCCCAAGCGGGCCAACTGGTCCTGAAGGTCAGACTGGTGCTCTCGGTTTCACTGGTGTAACTGGTCCATCAAACTACGACGTATGGGTCGCAGAGGGTGGTGTCGGTGGTACTGGCGCGTTCTTGATTACTGCTCGTGGTGCAACAGGTGCCGCTGGTAATACAGGTGCCTCTGGTAACACAGGTTCAACTGGTATCCAAGGTCAAACAGGGCCAAGAGGGTTCACTGGTGCAAATGGTTCAACTGGTGCTACAGGTACTGGTATTCAAATCGTCGGTACAGTTTCCACTGCGGGTAACCTACCTGCTTCTGGCGCAGACGGTGACGTTTACATTGCTACTGATACTGGTCACGGTTGGACATACAACGGCACAACTTGGATTGACATCGGTCCGCTAACAGGTCCAACAGGTCCTCAAGGTGCGACGGGTGCTGGTGCAACGGGTGCCTCTGGTATTCAGGGTGTACAGGGTCAAACTGGTCCAATCGGTCGCACGGGTCCAACAGGGCCAATGGGTGCTTCTGGTGTTGGTGTTCGTATCCTTGGTACGGTCGACAGCGTTGAAGACTTGCCTACTGATGCCTCTATTGGTGACGGTTGGATGGTTGATGGCGAACTTTACATTTGGGACGGTGACAGCTGGGAATCTGTTGGTCGCATTATGGGTCCTACGGGGTCTACTGGTGTGCGTGGTTCAACGGGTGTACAGGGGCCTTCTGGTGGCACTGGGCCATCTGGTGCTCGCGGCTTCACAGGGCCTACTGGTCCTCGAGGTGAAGGTGTTCAAGTTAAGGGCACAGTCATTGAAGAGTTCGACCTTTACGGTATTCCATCACCAGCAACAGGTGACATCTACATCGTCACAAACCCTAACCACGACGCTTGGATTTGGAACGGTGTCATTTGGGAAAACCTCGGTCCTATTACAGTGGGCGCAACTGGTACTCCTGGTGCCCCTGGTAGCCCAGGTGGTGCGACTGGTCCCCTAGGTTTCACTGGTTCAACTGGGCCAATTGGTGCGACTGGAGCTACTGGTTCTGGTGCGACAGGTTCTCCTGGGCCAACTGGTGCTACAGGCCCAGTAGGTGCAACAGGTACTCCAGGTTCAATCGGTACTATCGGTAACACTGGTCCTTCTGGTGCCGCTGGTAACACTGGTGCAACGGGTGTATCTGTTGGGTTCAGAATGTCTTACATTGGTGACACACCAAACGACCTAGACCCTACTTCAGGTAAGTTCTCAGCTGACTCCGCTACTTTCGGGTCAGTGACTAAACTCCGTCTCGACTCGCTTGACTTCGCAGGGCAAGATCGTGCTTCACTATACGAATTGATTAACAGCTCATTGGTATCACCAAAGGGTTACTTCTACGCGACACGAAGCACTGGGTCATTCCAGACAAATGTGTTCGCAATCGACACTGTTACAAATATGGTTGGTTGGTATATGTTCGAGGTCACTCCGATCTCGGGTACAGCTCTTTCAACAAACGACTATACCTTCATCTATATCCCTAACTCAGCAGAAGGTCCTCCAGGTCCAACTGGTGCGACAGGTCTACGAGGGTTAGCTGGTGTCGCAGGTGCGACAGGTCCACAAGGTTCTCCTGGTGGTGCTACTGGTGCAACTGGTCCTGCAGGGGCAACTGGTCCGATAGGTCAAACAGGTGTTCGCGGGTTCACTGGTCCGCAAGGTAACACTGGTGCGGGTGCTACGGGTGCTCAAGGTGTTCAAGGCCCTCCAGGTGCGACGGGTACAGCTGGTACGGCTGGTGCTACGGGTCCAGTCGGTGCGACAGGTGTGGGTGCTACAGGTGCGACAGGGCCAGCTGGTTCAAATGTCGTATCAGCTAAGGGTGATTTAATCGTAGGTGACGCAACTGCAACGCCTCAACCATTCAGTGTGGGTGTAAACGGTCACGTTCTGACTGCAGACTCAGCTCAGCCGCTCGGTGTGAAATGGGCACCACCTTCAGGTGGCGGGGGCGGTGGTGGTTCACTCGGTGAAATTCGTCACGCTCAAGCAACCATTTACGACTACATGGGTACGGCACCAATCTCGACTTCAGAGTCTGATCCAGTTTGGTCACTCACCCGATTAACATTAACTTCACCAGTATTAGTAGAAGTAGCATACGATTCCTGGGATAACCGTGCTACAGCAACGTACTCATAG